CCCAAGGTGACTACGATAGCCTGCTGTCCAAGGTGCGACCCAAGGGCGGTGGTGGTACGAGCGCCGAGTGCGTCCCCGTCTACATGGCCGAGCATAAGATCAAGCCTGACTGCATCATCATGGTGACGGACGGCCACGTCTTCGGCGGCTGGGGCAGCAACTACTCCGCCCCTGTGCTGTGGGTAATCATCGACAACCCTACGGTCGAAGCCCCTACGGGCAAGACCTTGCACGTAACCCTGTGAGGAGAGAACATGACTGACGAACCCAAGGTGTTCACGCTGCTGCGTGAGTACGACGAGAGCAAGTCCAAGCTGCGCGCTCTTGAGGAGGAGCTTAACCGAGAGTGCGCGGCCTATGGCCGAGACGTGCTTGGCCTGTGGGGCTTCAGCCCCAGCCACCTGCGCCAGCGCCTGTATGCGCTGGGCCTAACGAAGAAGGAGCAGACCAATGGGTAAGAAAGGTTACACCTACTTCAGCACCCTTGATTGGGCGGGGCTGAAGCGCTGGGTGAAGTACGGCACCGACACCGATACCGACTGGCGAGACCTCGCTATGGTGCTGGTGGAGCGCGCCGACGAGGAGCGCGAGGACGCTTACGATACTGGACGTGGTGAGGGTTACCACCACTGGGATAGCAACTGAGGAGCAAGCACATGTTTATCGACGACATCAAGAACGAGTACTTCTACCCGATGGGTGGCACCAGCGTGGTGCTGGAGTTCAACAAAAACTGGGTAAGCTATGGCAAGGAGGGCACCGCCGTTGTGCATCCTACCATGGCCCGGTTCATCGACGCCCTGCGGGTGAAGCGCCCGACGTGGCGGTTCAAGAGTACCGAGCGCGTCTACGATAACGAGAGACAAGAGCTGCGTAACTTCGACGTGTATGATGGCGACGAGCAGCTTGGCCGTGTGTGGACCGAGCGCCACTGGCGCACGGGTGAGGACCGCTACTGCCTGAACAACCACCGTGTGGAAGCAAGCAGGCAGCGTGGTAGCGGCAGCTTCAGCACCAAGGTGGCCGTTGCCACTAAGAAGGTACTGGACTCGTTCGGCGTCAAGTCACTCGACGAGCTGGCCGTGGATGCAGCCAAGAAAATCACTGGTGTTCTTAACAATGTGTACAGCAACACTAGCTTCACATACTCATCCTCCAAGCAGAAGGCGATGAAAGCCCTAGCTACATACATCGAGGACAATTGGGATACACTCAAGTCGTACACCACTGGCTGCGATCATATCGACCTGCGAGAACTGCGTGAGCAGCACGAGGCAGTTTCCAAGGCGTATCACTCACTGACGAACGACGGGGCCGCCACCTTGTTCATGCACGGTGATCGGATGGTGATGCAACGCCATGACAAACCGTCTAGTGTTGTTACCTTCGATCAGCTGACTGAGAAGCAGCGCGCCAACTTGGGTATGCTGAAGCTCATGGAAGACAAGGCGTTCGTCGCTGGTGTTGGTATGCGCGTAGATAGCGAGACGTTTTTCTTGCTCGACTAACTTGACACTGTCTCTGGGTTTGGTATCGTCATCTCCCCAAGGAGCAAACGATGGCACTTACCCCTGAAGGCAAGGTCAAAGCCAAGGTAGTCAAAATCCTCCGTGAGGAGGGTGTCTATTACTTCTTCCCTGCTACACACGGATATGGACGGAGCGGTGTTCCCGACATCATCTGCTGCGTAGCGGGGAGGTTTCTGGCTATCGAGTGCAAGGCAGGCACCAACAAGCCGACAGCTCTTCAGGTGCATGAGATTGAGCAGATACGTAGCGCAGGCGGCGTAGCCGTAGTCGTGAACGAGGCTAACTGGGACAGCACCCGCGAGATAATCAGGAGTTTACGATGATAGTAAGGGGCTTGGTTGCGGGTGTCGTGCTGGCTGCGCTGATTATGGCCGGCTGGTTCGTGACGCTGCAAGCCATCGAACGGGAGGTCGAGAACCGATATGCAACCAGCACGATACCCTAGCGAAAACGAACCCTACTTCTACGTATACTTCACTAAGCAAGAAGGCCGGTGGACCATCGTCGCCGTGCATCCGGAGGGGGAACAAAGGCCAGCCGTGTACACATCGCGCAGCATAATTGCAGCCGTGGACGAGCTAGGCGCATTTCAGAAGGTGAATACATGGCTACAAAAATCAAACGCCGCGCTAGCGGAGCAAGATGTGTCGTTATCCACAACCGTAGGTTCTACTGGCGCTACCCTAACGGGGCAATGAGACCAGTGGTGCTGTCCGAGCGCGCCAAGGCGCACCTGTGGCAGGCCAAAGCAACAGTAGCGAGGGAGCAGGCCGATGCATGACCCGATACTTTTCTGGACGGTGGTCGCACTTATTGTAGTGCCTAGCTACATACTGATTAAGCGGGCTATCGACCGCGATGGGGATAAGCCATGACCATCCTGACCGTAGACTTCGAGACCTACTACAGCCAGCAGTTCAGCCTGTCGAAGATCACAACGGAGGAGTATGTCCGTGACTCGCGGTTTGAGGCTATCGGCGTATCCGTAAAGGTGGACGACGAGCCGGCGCAGTGGTTCTCCGGCACTGCCAAGCAGACCAAGGCTTGGCTGGATAGGTTTGACTGGGCCAACAGCATCGCCATCGCGCACAACGCGATGTTCGACATGGCCATCATGAACTGGCGGTTCGACATCCGACCCAAGCGCATAGTGGATACCCTGTCCATGCTGCGGGCTATCGACGGACCTGATGCGGGTAACAGCCTAGCCAAAGCTGCCGAGCGGTACGGGCTGGGCGTCAAGGGCACCGAGGTCGTCAATGCGCTGGGCAAGCGCCGGCTGGACTTCACGCCGGAGGAGTTAGCGGCCTACGGGGATTACTGTATCAACGACACCGAGATGACGTACAAGCTGGCGATGAAGTTGCTGGAGGGGTTCCCCAAGGAGGAGCTTCAGCTAATCGACCTGACTATGCGCATGTTTACCGAGCCGGTTCTGTATCTCGAAAAGGCCGATTTGGAGTTACACTTATCCGAGGTGAAGGCGCATAAGGAAGCGCTCATGGCCAAGATGAACTACGACAAGGCCGAGCTGATGAGTAACCCCAAGCTGGCCGAGCTTCTGGAGTTCCATGGCGTTGTTCCCCCTAGGAAGATCAGCCCGACGACGGGCAAGGAGACCTTTGCCTTTGCCAAGAACGACGAGGCGTTCAAGGAACTGCTGGAGCATGAGAACGAGCAGGTGCAGGCCATTGTGGCTGCGCGGCTAGGGGTAAAGTCTACACTGGAGGAGACCCGGACCGAGCGGTTCATCGGTATCTCAGAGCGTGGTCTGCTGCCTGTTCCCCTGCGCTATTACGCAGCCCACACCGGGCGGTTCGGTGGCGACGATAAGGTCAACCTCCAGAACCTGCCGCGCAAGTCGCCGCTGAAGAAGGCCATCAAGGCACCTCCCGGCTACGTGGTTATCGACTGCGACTCCAGCCAGATCGAAGCGCGCACCTTGGCGTGGCTGGCTGGGCAGTGGGACTTGGTTGAGGCGTTCGACAAGGGTGAGGATGTCTACAAGATCATGGCGTCATCCATCTACGGTGTGCCTATCGAAGAGGTCACCGACTCGCAGCGGTTTGTGGGTAAGACTACCATCCTAGGTGCAGGCTACGGCATGGGCCCGGCTAAGTTCCAAGCGCAGTTGAAGACCTTCGGTGTCACCATGGAGCTGGACGAGTGCAAGCGCATCATCGCGGTGTACCGGGAGACTTACCCCTACATCCCCAAACTGTGGCGGGACACGGGTGACGCGCTGGAGTCCTTGGTAGTCAATAACCTTACGTCGATTGGTGAGGGCATGAAGCTGGCTGTTGCTGGGGGTATCGTACTCCCCAACCTGTTGCGCCTCCGCTACCCCAACCTGCGGCTTATCCTGAACGACAAGGGCAAGCAGGAGATGGTGTACGACACCAAGAAGGGCCGAGCGGTTATCCCTACGCGGATATACGGCGGCAAGTGCGTCGAGAATATCTGCCAAGCCTTGGCCCGCATCATCATCGCTAACCAGATGCTGATGATCGCCCGGAGGTACAAGGTAGCCATGACCGTCCACGATAGCGTGGTGGTGGTAGCACCGCAGGAGGAAGCTAACGAGGCGCGTGCGTTCGTTGAGCAGTGTATGCGTATCCGCCCGAAGTGGGCAGCGGCGTTGCCGTTAAACTGTGAGAGCAAGATGGGAGCAAGCTATGGCGGGTGAGATTGAAGACTTGGAAAACACGCTGGGGTACGACCCCCTACCTGCGCGGCCCGGACGCCCGAATAAGCGCGGACGCCGGAAGAAGCTTGTGTGTAAGCAAGGCCACCCATTTGTAGAGGGTAACATTAGCTATAGGGCGAACGGTACGCGGTTTTGCACGACCTGCCAGAAGGCTTCTAGGCGGGCGTGGCTTCTTAAAAACCCGGACTACAACGCGAAGCACTACGCAGCGAAAAACGGGCGCGTTATTAGTGATGAGATTAAACTCAGGTTCCGCTGGGACGGCCAAGATGGGCGAGTCGTAGGTATGGACGTACTCAAGCTGAAGGAGACAGACTGGGTTATCGCAGCCGACTTCCTGAAAGACGTAATCCGTTTAACCCAGAATTGCTACGATGACGTCCTGAAGGCGAAGCATGTCGACAAAGGAGCAGATCATGGCGGGTAGGCCGAAATACGAAAGCGCGGCTGATCGTGGCAACCAACACTACGTCCTGAGTAAGCTGGGGCGGGCGTTCGGGTTGGAGGCAGAGGTGCCCACCGAGGAGTATGCGTTCTATGATGGCATGTTCTCGTTTAGTGACCGCAAGTGTGTGGTCGAGGTGAAAACCAGAAAAAACGAGCGCAGCCGATACCCTACCTACATGCTTAGCAAAAATAAGTACGACGCACTGTGTGACGTAACCAGTCACAGCATGGATGCGCTTCTGGCTGTGCAGTGGACCGACCAGCTTGGCGTTATTCAACTGCCCACTGAACACACCGTAAGCACAGGTGGGCGCTACGACCGGGGCGACCCGATGGACGTTGAGCAGGTAGTTCTAATCCCCACCATTAACTTCAAACGCGTACCAGAATAGGAGCAAGCAAATGACCGAATACACATTCACGCAAGACTGGTTCAGCCACAACATCCCTGTGTGGGAGCAGCTGGTTACGTTGTTACCGGGTACGCCGGGGCAGCGTAACTTCCTTGAAATCGGTTCGTTCGAGGGCCGCAGCGCCGTCTGGATGGCCGAGAACATGATGACCGAGGGTGATAACCTTCGTTGTATCGACACATGGGAAGGCAGCGAGGAGCACAGCGCTGAGACCGTGCAGGGTATTGAAGATCGGTTCCGGCATAATCTGGTTGTCGCGGCAAAGAAGTTCCCGCGCCGCCGTATCTTCCAGCACAAGTCCGCATCCGTGCAGGAGCTTGCTCACTGGTTGGTGGAAGCTCCCGAAGACCACCCGACTTTTGACTTCATCTACATCGACGGCAGCCATACTGCCAAGGATGTGCTGACCGACGCTTGCATGGCGTGGCCGCTGCTGAAGCAGGGTGGCTTGATGGTGTTTGACGACTACCTGTGGGGTGATAGCCGCGACATTCTCCATCGCCCTAAGATGGCTACGGACTTCTTTGTGAACACCTTTGCGGAATCACTCGACATCGTTCACATCGGCCACCAGTTTGCGGTGCGTAAGAAGTGACGGGTAACATTGTCAGTCGCCCCCGCAAGCCTGCTGGCTGGTGGACGCCTGAAAAGCGTCAGGTGGCTTGGGATATGTACGTAGAGGGTAAGCCCTTTGAGGAGATCGCTGAGCACTTTGGCGTGACCCTCGCCGCCGCTGCGCGGCAGGTGTACCAGCACAAGAAGGAGCAAACGAAGTGAGTGACGAATACAAGGTGACGCCGGTCGAGACCAAGCGCCCGAGCCTGATGATCGCTACTCCCATGTACGGCGGCATGTGCACGGGTGCGTATGTGCAAGGTCTGCTGTTCACGGTCGCCAAGATGCGTGAGCTGGGGGTGCATGTGGCGTGGTGCCAGATCACCAACGAGAGCCTTATCACCCGCGCCCGTAACGAACTGGCGCGTGTCTTCCTTGAGAGCGGCCACGACTACCTGATGTTCATCGACGCTGACATTGGCTTCGACGCTAACGCTGTGGCTATGCTGCTAGCGGGAGACAGGGACATCGCGTGCGGCATCTACCCCAAGAAGGAAGTGAACTGGGATAGCGTCAAGAAGGCGGCGCGTGAGGGTAAGAACGACCTGCACGACCACGCTGGTGCGTTCGTCTTCAACATGGTTGGCAGCGGGGATGTCGAGACCGATCCAGAGGGCTTCATCGAGGTCCGCCATGGCGGTACCGGCTTCATGCTTATCAAGCGCGGTGTGTTTGAACACCTTGCGCCGCATGTACCTACCTATCGGGTGTCGTCGTTCTTTGACCCGGAGAAGGGGGAGTATGCCAAGCCTTTGACCCATGAATTTTTCGCAACGAGTATCGACGACAGTGGGGCGTTGCTGTCCGAAGATTATCACTTTTGCGAACTGTGGCGGAAACACGGGGGTAAAATCCATGCCCACCCCTTCATCCGTCTTACCCACACCGGCACGTATACATACGACGGTGACATACTGAAAAGCGGCGGGAACCTAAAGTAAGGAGCAGACCATGACTAAACGAGCTACACAAGACTACGACTACGACCAGATCAGAGCTTTTTTGGAAGCCCACCCCGGAGACGAGCTTAAGGTGGTTGGTTATAAGCTGGGCATACCCACCAAGGCAGTCTGGCGTGTTTTCCAGTTGGATGCGCGCAAGGAAGACCCAGACTACGCTCCGCGTACCAAGACGAGCCTGATACTGAAGTATATGCAGGCGCACCCCCGGTGTGGTAACCTCCGCATTGCCGAAGTCATAGGCGCTAGTCGGGCGCTTGTGAACGACACGCGCAGGCTGTGGAAAGACCTAATCGAAGACCCGATCACTGCTCCGCACTACGCGCCGGTCAAGCCGGCCAAGCGGTGTATTGAGTCTGCTCCCATGTACCGGGTATTACAGTCGGAGCTGGAGTCTAACCCCATCTACCGGGCCCAGCAGCCGAAGTCCGAGCCCGTCGCCTGCGAGGGCAACACCATCGAGCAAGTGCTGGTCGAGCGTGGCAAGGACTACGGCGACTATGCTAGCAAGGCGCAGTTCATTCAGGGTGTGAAGTATCTTATGCGGAGCAGCCCCAGCTGGGAAGCCATGGATGCTGATATGCGTGAGAGTATGGAGATGATCGCCCACAAGATGGGGCGTGTCGTGTACGGCGACCCGACGCACAAGGATAACTTCCTTGATATCGCTGGTTACGCCAAGCTGGTCGCAGACCGGCTTCAAGACAACGCAAACTGAGGAGGAAGCTATGTCATGGTACAACCCATGGGGCGAAGCCCGCGAACTACGAGTGAAGCTGGCCGAGGCTGAGCAGACTTATGTTAGGCTGACTAAGCAGATCAAAGAGCTTGAGACCGTCAATAAAGAGCTTAAGTTCATCAGTAAAGAAAACGAGCGTGAGCTTGACCTGCTTGAGTTCGATTTGGGAGAACTTAAAGAGGCATATGCAAAGCTTCATGAACGGACCGTTGGCTTAGAGAAAGCATTGGCTGAAGCCAGTAAGAATGATATACGTGACGGCAACGGTCGTTTTAGGAAAGCTAAGAAGTAATGACAGCGTGGTCCTATAGCAGCATCAAAACCTTCGACCAATGTCCGAAGAAGTACTTCCACCTGAAGGTGGTCAAGGACGTCAAGGACGAGGCGGGGGAAGCTGCTGACTATGGGACCGCCGTCCACGAAGCGGCTGAGTTATTCATCACGCAGGGGGCACCCATCCCCGAGAAGTTCGCCTTCATGCGCCCCATCGTGGAACCACTGGCGAAGAAGCAAGGCACCAAGTACGCCGAAATCAAGATTGGCGTGTCCAAGGCGCTGGAGCCGCGAGGCTTTTTTGACAAGGACGTCTGGTATCGGGGTATCGCTGACTTGCTCATCGTGAACGGTAGCAAGGCGTGGCTGGTGGACTACAAGACAGGCAAGAACGCCAAGTACGCGGACATCAAACAGCTGGACCTGCTGGCGGGAGCCATCTTCGTCCACTTCCCCAAGGTAGAGACCATCAACTCTGCTCTCCTGTACGTTGTCAGTCAGGAGATGCCGAGGAAGATTCACCACAGGCAGCACCTGCCCACCTACATGGGTGTGTTCGATGACCAGCTGGACCGGCTGGAGGCGGCTAAGGAGAACGGCGTGTGGAACGCTAACCCCAGCGGGCTGTGTGGTTGGTGCCCGGTCGAGACGTGCGAACACTGGCGACCACGGAGGCGTGGATGAAACTGCTGAGCCTGAAGGCAAGCCTTGATGGCTACCACCAGAGTAGGGCTAACAAGCACGGCTACCTGTACTACCTTACCCGAGTAATCGGGCCGAGCCAAGCGTGGCCGGATGTGGTAGAAGCCAAGTCGATTTCCACGGGGCGCACCGTCACACTGTCGGCCCCGTTCTTCGAGACGAAGGAGGTAGAGGGTGGCTAGGGATTACAAGTCGGAGTACGAAAAGTACCAAGGCACCCCGGAGCAGAAGAAGAACCGGGCCAAGCGCAACGCTGCCCGAGCCAAGCTCATGAAGACCGGCAAGGTCAAGAAGGGCGATGGCATGGACGTGGCCCACGTCCGCGCGTTTGATAAGGGCGGCACCAACGGTGATGGTCTGCGGGCCGAGCCGAAGTCTAAGAACCGCTCGTTCAAGCGGGACAGCAAAGGCAACCTCGTGTCGGAGGTTAGCGCACGAGAGCGTAAGCGCTCGAAGTAACAAGCTAGGAGCAAACTAGTGCAGATTATCGAAGACAAGGCGCTGCTCGTCAGCGTTGACGACCCGTCTGTTATTACATCTGTAGTAACAAAGAGCGCTAACACCAGTGAGGGTGTGTTGGTGAACTGGGGGCACAAGGAAGCGGAAGCCTTGGTGAAGCTGGGGCTGGATGCCCCGTCGCCCATCCTGCGCGACTATAAGTGGACCGGGCGCTACACCCCCTTCGACCACCAGAAGGTTACGTCTTCGTTCCTGTCGCTGCGCGAGCGGGCGTTCTGTTTCAACGAGCAAGGTACGGGTAAGACCGCCAGCGTCATCTGGGCTGCCGACTACCTGATGAAGAAGGGGCTTGTGAAGCGCGCCCTTGTGCTGTGCCCGCTGTCCATCATGAAGTCGGCATGGCAGCAAGACGTCTTTAAGTTTGCCATGCACCGGTCGTGTAGCGTGGCACACGGTAGCGCCAAGCAGCGTGAGAAGGTTATCCAAGCCGGGGCAGACATTGTCGTCATCAACTTTGATGGCGTGGCGACCGCGCTAGATGCAATCATGGCTGGGGGGTTCGACCTCATCGTCGTGGACGAGGCGTCGGCCTACAAGAACGCCCAGACCAACCGCTGGAAAATCCTGAACAGGATCGTGAAAAATACTAGTCCCCGCATCTGGATGCTTACGGGTACGCCGGCAGCACAATCACCACTGGATGCCTACGGTCTGGCGCGGCTCTTGGAGACACCCAAGTGCCCGAAATATTTTGGGCCTTTCCGCGACAGCGTGATGATGTCGGTCAGCAAGTTCAAGTGGGCACCTAAGCCCCACGCGAACAAGGTCGTGCATGAGATGCTTCAGCCGGCGATACGGTTCGAGAAGAAGGACTGCCTTGACCTGCCAGACGTTGTCCACGTCGAGCGGGAGGTGGAGATGACCCCCCAGCAGAAGAAGTACTACAACCAGCTCAAGAGCCAGCTGCTCATCGAGGCAGCGGGTGAAGAGGTCAGCGCCGTCAACGCCGCCGGACGGGTGAACAAGCTACTCCAGATCAGCGGAGGCGCGGTCTACACGGACGATGGGCAGGTGCTGGAGTTCGACGTCTCCAACCGTATCACGGCGGTGCTGGAGATTATCAACGAGACGTCCAACAAGGTGCTG